GCGAGGGGGAGCAAATGACCCGCACTTGTAAGCAATGCGGTCAGAAGTTCTTCGGCGCGTCGAGTATCCTTCAGCATCGCAGCGGTGCGTGCGGTAGCGAAGAACTGCTGAAGTCTCGCGGCTGGGTTAAGACCAAGGCGGGTTGGGTATCGCCACAACGCGCAGCGCACGACAAACGCCGTGGAGTTTGAGCGGCTGATGAAAAACCGGGATGCGCCGCATATTGATTACGGCGCGTTCCTCGGGCTGCTGCCGAACAACCCAAAAGCCTGCCCGTGCAATATCGACGGCATCATCGAGCGTAAGGGCAAGTTCCTCGTACTAGAATGGAAGCGCGAGGGTGAGGGGATGTCCGAAGGGCTGCGCCGCACCTTGCAGGCACTTGCAGGGACTACGGGTTTTCAAGTTTGGGTAGTGCGCGGCGATACGGACAACGGGCTACGCATTGGACGGTTTTACTCGGTGCCACCTTTCGGCAAACCAAAGTTGTTAGGCGAAGGCGTGGATGAGTTCATTGCGGTGTACCGGCTGTGGTATGAGTACGCCGACGGGTTTTTCTGATGCGCTACGCCGCACGCCGGGATGCCAATGATGCCGCCATCACCGCAGCCGTAAGAGCGGCGGGGTTTACGGTGTACGACCTTGGGCTGGCAGGGCAGGGCGTGCCGGATAAACTGGTCACCGCCCCCGGTTTTGCTGCCTTCCTCGAAATCAAGACCCCAACGGGCAAACTGCGAAAGGGTCAGGAACGCTTCCAGATGGCGTTTGAGCCGCTTGGGATGTGGTACCTAGCCCGTGACCCTGCCGAAACGGTTGCGTGGCTTCAGGCGCGGCTGACGACGACCCAGAAGCCTTGACCCATGAGTTGATGGTGCTGAAGATGGTGGATGTGGAAGTGTTCGCACAACTTCGGTAACCACCAGCGTGCAGGCTCTTGGATGAGGTGGGCGTTGCGCCCGTCCGATAGGGTCTTGCCAGCCGCCCCCGTGTGGACGCTGAAGAAACCCAACCGGGGCATGATACGGGCGAGGTCATTTAGCACCGCGTCGAGCCGGTCGGGTTCGATGTGTTCGAGAACATCAATGCAGCAGACTATATCGGCTTCCTGCGGGTCGCCATATTCCGGGAAAGCAGGGTCATAAGGCCGGTAGTCAATCGAGATACCCGCAGGCTCAAGGGCGCGTTGCAGGTTCTTCTTGCCAGCACCGTAGTCGGACAACGACTTGATGCCGTTATCCACGATTAACTTTGCAACGATGGGCGCAAAGGCGATGGAAGCCACGCCATAGTTGGGATTGGTGTGAAGTTCAACCTGCTGGGCGCGGTACTCGTCGGAGATAGTAGTCATGCTTGCAACTCTCTGTGGGAGGAGTAGCATTATCGTACCATGGCGAAGCCAAAACCGTCGCGGGTTGCTGCCGCGCTGCAATACCTCCAGCAGATGCGCGACCGTGCCGCTGACTTCGGTGGCGGGGTAGTCGATACCCTCGCAGACCGCGCACGGGATGTCGGTGGACTTGCCTACGAAGCCCTAACGAGCGACCCCAACATCGGGCGCATGACGACGGCAGAGTACGCCCAAGCCGCCGACCGCCCAACGCCTCGCCTAAACCAAGCCGCCCAAGACCTCGGTACCATCGGTAAAGCAATCGTCACGCAGCCGGTTCAGACGGGCAAGGCTCTCGTGCAGGGCGAGGTTGAACGCGCACGGCAGGCGATGACCAGCCCCCGCGCTGCCGGCGAGTACGCAGGGTCAATGGTTGACCCTATGCGGATAGCCGCCGCGCTACGCAAAACCGCCCCTATTGCTGAACTAGATGTGTACCACGGCACCCCGCATCGCTTTGAGCCGACCGAAGCCAACCCGTTAGGCGAGTTTGACGCTAGCAAGGTAGGCACGGGCGAGGGAGCGCAAGCGTATGGGCGTGGAATTTACCTTGCTGAAAATCCCGAAATTGCTCGTAGTTATCAAAACAAATTGCAACGGCAAGGCAAAACAGACTCGTCAGGGCAACTTGATTTAATGATGGAAAGATTGTTGCCGAAAACACAAAGTGGTTACGAAGTAAAAGGCATAATTTATCCTAATCAAAAAGAGTTAATTGATGGGATTGCCCAAGGACTTATAAAACAAGGCGATATTCCAAACGATTTATATAGCGCCGCAAAATCTTATACAGAACCTGGCTCTTTCTACAAAGCCGACCTCCCCGACGAGATGATAGACCGTATGCTCGATTGGGATAAGTCATTGCTTGAGCAACCGCCAGCCGTTCGTAAAGCATTGAGAGACGCAAAATTCACTCAAATTGCAGACGAAATAGAGTCGTCGTACCTTGAAAGTTTGCCCCCCGAGGCGCGGGCATTGGCATTAAAAATGATTAATGGCCCGTATGAAGAAGTCATTTCACACGATGGAAGGAGAAAGGGGAAAAATTTAATTGCAGCAAAAAACTGGGATGATTTGGAGCGATTAGCGCCCGGTATTGAACACAATGAAATCTTTAGAATACGAAATTGGCACTCCAACAAAAATGCACCAGATTTTTATGCCGAGTTGTCTCGCGTATCGGATAAAGAGGCATCGGAGCGTTTGCGTCAAGCAGGCATCCCCGGCATCCGCTACCTAGACGCAGGCAGTCGCGGCAAAGACGGCACCGGAACGCGCAACTTCGTCGTGTTCCCCGGTGAGGAAAAGAAAGTACGCATATTGGAGCGTGACGGGCAGAAAGCACCGCCGCAAAAGATTGCACAAGCGTTGGAGGCGACTCCAACTACCGCAAAACGCCTAACGGCGTTGCCGACAGTCAATCCGGGAGATGTGGTTGACGGCTACAAAGTGCGCCCAGACATCCCAAACCAGTCATCTATTGCCGCATCGTTTGATAATTACGAGGTCTTGCCGGGTATCCGTAGCATCAACATGACCGATTTTGACCCGCAGTATGTCAGGAGCATATCGCCCGACAAACTTGACTCGCGCACCCGAAAGTTGATGAATGAAATTAGCCAATCAAAAGAACTAAACCCTTTAATTGTTGCCTATGATTCAAAAGGCCCGTACATCATTGAAGGCGCGCATCGTTTTGATGCTCTTATTGCCTCAAAAGCAAAAAAAGTTCCAGCAATGGTAGTCATCGATATGGATGACCCGCCAAAATAAACAATTAAGCAGGATTAACAGGTTGATGCGGCACGGTAAACAGCAGTAAACTGTTCACATGGTTAACGAAGGTTCTTTTAAAAAGGGCAGAAAGGGTGGCCCCGGTAGACCGAAGGGCGTGCCTAACGAGTCAACGCAATTGGCTAGAGAAGCCATTGCGCGTTTCGTAGACGGCAACGCAGGTCGGCTACAGGGTTGGCTCGAAGAGATACACGCAAACAAGGGCGCAGAGGCGGCGTTTAAGTGCTTCAGCGACTTACTCGAATACCATGTGCCTAAACTCGCACGGCACGAACACAGCGGCCCAGACGGCAGCAAGATTGAGATTGAGGCGACTTGGGGCAAGCCCGAGTGAAGCAGCGGGTAGAACTCCCGTATCGCCCTAGACGGGCTTTCATGCCGTTCCACGACCGTACAAAGCGGTGGGCCTGCCTCGTCGCGCATCGGCGTGCTGGTAAGACTGTCGCAGCGGTTAACGACATCATCCGCGCAGCCTTTATGTACCGGGGGCCGAATGGCCTTTTCGGGTATGTCGCCCCATACCAGAACCAAGCACGCCGCATTGCGTGGGACTACTTCAAGCACTACGCCCAGCCGCTCATCAGCGACACCAACGAGCAGATGATGACTATCACGCTCGTTAACAACACGAAAGTCAGCCTATTCGGCGCAGACAACGCAGACGCAATGCGCGGCCTCGGGTTCAGCGGCGTGTACATGGACGAGTACGGCGACTTCAAGCCAAGCGTGTTTGGCAATGTCATCCGGCCTGCGCTCTCCGACAAACAAGGCTGGGCTGTGTTCGCCGGTACGCCGAAGGGCAAGAACCAATTTTGGGACATCTACGAGACGGCACGGCGCATCCCAGACGAGTGGTTTGTCTTGCGCCTGCCTGCCAGCGACTCGGGCCTGTTGCCCCAGAGTGAACTTAACGCGGCAAAGGCGCAGTTGTCGGAAGACCAGTACCTCCAAGAGTACGAGTGCAGTTTCGAGGCGGCTATCCTCGGCGCGTTCTTCGGCACAGAGATGCGACAGGCAGAGCCGCGCATTAACGAGCGTGTAGTCTTCGAGCCGGGGTATCCGGTACACACAGCATGGGACTTGGGCTACCGCGACGACACGGCTATCTGGTGGTATCAGGTCGTGGGCGGCGAAGTGCGCGTTATCGACTTCTTCGCCGTCTCGGGTGCAGACATCCGCGCCATTGCAGAAGTGGTTGTAAACAAGGGTTATCAGTACGGCAAGCATTACCTGCCGCATGACGCACGCGCCAAGAGCCTACAGACGGGGCGCAGCATCGTAGAGCAGTTGGCTGACCACCTCGGTATCAACCATTTGTCCGTAGTGCCGAACATTGGCTTGCAGGACGGAATC